ATATGGCAAAAGGAAAAGGCGGTAGTGAATTAAGAAAGATCAGTTTTGGCAAAAGAAAAACAGGTTCTGCTCAGAAAAGTTTTAACAAACACAGTCCGCGGCCTAAAAAATATCGCGGGCAAGGAAGAAAACCTTAAGCATTATGAGTACTGAGTCCTAACTATTTATTATTATGAAAAATATTTCAGCTCAATATCAAGACCTTTTAGAGGGTAAAATATCAAAAAGCAACTTCATGCGTAATGTACGTATGCAGTTTCCACAACACATCTCACCTACTACCTCTTTTGACGATTCCGTAAGAATCCTAAAGGGAAAGCGTATCTTAAACGAAGCTAAAAAGCCTGAAGGCGTTTACGGACATAATCCAAACGCAGAAGCTGAAACTTCTAGAGGTATAGATCACTTGAATTACTACCAAGTCTACCACGGTATTCAATATGAACTTGCTAGAATGCCAGAAATTACTGATGAAAATTACGTTAAGGCTAGAAAGAAAGTCGTTGATAATATTTTAAAAGATCCTGATGCGTATAAAGAATTACAGCTTGCAAATTTTAAAGCCGTAAAAGAAATGGATAAGGATCTTGAAATGAAAGACGTTAAGAAGAACAACCTCGTTGATAAGCCTAATGAGATGAAGGTTGTTGAGAAGGATGCTAAAGCCAACACACAAGATACTCTCGAAAACAAAGAAAAAAGAAAGTCTAAGACTGCTAAGGTACCTGTAATGACTCAAACTCCGAAAGGAAAACTTGAAGCATTTGCAACTCCCGGTAAGGAAAAAGTAATGGCTCTCAAAGAACATATTCTTGATGAAATGACTACCCGAAATCCTCATCACGAAGAGATTCATAAGGGTAACGAGGTTTATAAAAAAAAAGGTAACGGTACCCCCGGTAAAGTAGTTGATTTTGATGGTCATACTGCTACAGTAGAATGGCAAGATGGCCATAAAGAAGATTTACAAAAAAACGTACTTACAAAAGTTAAGCCTGAAAAGACTACTACAGAGCTTCCTTCTAGCGAAATGAAACCTCGTACAATGGTTCCATGGAGCAATAACGAAGAAAAGCTCAATGAAGATCCTGTAGGGCAGCAAGCAGCAGGCGATGAAGAAGAAGAGGCTAGCTTACGTGCTACCGTTATTAGGAAAGAGGATAAAATTAAAGATCTGAAAGAAAAACTTATTAAAGCGTTGACTAAAGAAGCCGGCGATCTGGTAAAAGCGGCTGACGGAACCTTTTTAGGCGCAACTGCTACAGGAAAAGGCAAAAGTTTAGCTAATAGTATAAAGAATCAATCTAAAGGCGGTATTAATCCCATCGTTACAACAATCAGCTCATGAGTAAGCAAGTCTTAATAGAATATCTACCATTCACACCCTTACCTAGGCAACTACACGAGGCTAGAATGAATCCTAAAGCCCCACTTATTGTAGCCGGTCTCGTACAGGCTGCCGATAGACCTAATGCTAACAAGCGTATCTACGACTTTGATACTTTAGCTAAGCAAGTAAAACTCTATATCGACGGACCCATTGCTGAAAGAAGGGCGCTTGGGGAGCTTGATCACCCAGAATCTTCTGTTATTAACCTTAAGAATGTTTGTCATAATATTACTAGACTCTGGTGGGATGGTAAGAATCTCATGGGTGAGTTTGAAGTTTTAGATACACCTTCAGGTAATATACTACGTGAATTATTTATGAACAATATTACAGTCGGTGTCTCTTCACGTGCAATGGGGTCGGTTTCACCAATAGGTGAAGGTCTTGTTCAAGTAGAAGATGACTTAGAATTGATTTGCTGGGATTTCGTTTCTACACCTTCAACATATGGTGCTTATGTAAAACCGTTGGAAGGATTAAATGAATCTTATGATCCAAACGGCGGTGAGGGTAGGAAAAACAGTATTAATAGACTAATTTCAGATATTATTTGCACCCAAAGCGGTGTTTGCTGTATAAAATAAAACAACTATGAAACAACATCTTAACGAAATTAGGAAAATGCAGCATATAGCTGGATTGATTAATCAATCACAATCAAACGAAGCATTCGAACCAGACTACGATCGAGGCGGGTATTTTATGGATATGCTAGAAGAAGCTATTGGTCCTTGGATAGATAGTAAAATAAAGGATGGAGAAGAAATTGAACAAATTAAAGCTGAATTACACTACGACGTAGATAAAATAGTTGATAGCCGTAGTAAGACTTATTTTTAAAAAATAAGAAATCCTAAATAATTAATTTCTGACATTATTTGCACTCAATCAGGTGTTTGCTGTATAAAATAACGATCATGAAACAACAACTTACCGAAGTAAAAAGACTGCAAGAGCTTGCAGGGGTTGTTGAGCACGAGCATAATTTTTTAGAAGACCCTAACCCTTTAGACGATCTACCATCGGTGAAGTTAGATATTGACGATAACGGAATGATGAAAATCGAATTAACCGCTTTTTTTCATACTCCGGGTAACGGAAAAGTTCCGCTATTGATTAATAACCCAGCACTTCAGGAAGTAGTTATGAAATCAATTCAATTAGAATCTCAAAAAGCCTTTAGAAAAGCCGTACACGGAGTACTTGGAATCCCTTACGGCTTACCTGAATAAAAAAATTTTCACTAAGAATCAAGGTTTTCCGTACAGGCAGAGATATTTATGAACGTATGCCATCCTAATATGGCATCTCGTATTCTATACACCCTTATATTGCTACACTCTAATTAGCAATCCCCGAAACAAATTTAAGATGGAAAATCAAGAATTGTTTAAGCAAGCAATCCTTGACGCAAAGGCTGTTCGTGAGACTGCAATGGCTGCCGCCAGAACTACTCTCGCTGAGCATTTTGAACCTTTCATCAAGGAAACCATGGCAAAAGAACTCACAAAAGAAGAGCACGACACCATGGAAGAGGATAATGAAATGGAAGAAGCCATGAAGCATCATAAAAAACATGATGCTACTGAAATGGAAGAAGCCATGAAGCATCATAAAAAACATGATGCTACTGAAATGGAAGAAGCCATGAAGCATCATAAAAAACATGATGCTACTGAAATGGAAGAGTCTACACTAGATGAAATCTTAGCCGAGCTAGATGCTCTTTCTGAAGAAAATATCGAAGAAGGAGATCACACAGTCGATGAAGGACACGTTCCCGAAGACGGCTACGTTGGAAAAGCAGGCAGAGGTGCAACCGGTTATAATGAACGCGCCGGAGTATCACATGGCGATGGAAAACTTCACGAAGCTGATGATGAAAAAGAAGAAGAAGACGACGAGGCTGAAGAAGCCGGCGAGGACCTTACTAAAGACATCGAAGCGGCTAGAGGCGGTGAAGAGCAAGAAGTAGTTGATATTACTGTAGGTGAATTGAAAGACATCATTCGTGATGTATTCATGCAATTACAGGGCGGTGATATGGCTCCTGGAGCATCACTAGATGGCGGTACTGAACTTGCAACAGATTTAGGAAGCGGCGGAGAAATGGAGGCAGGAGAAGAAGAAATCTCTCTTGATGAAATTCTAGCTGAACTTGAAGAAGAAGAGCATAAAATGGAAGAAGTTAAGAAAAAGCATCACCACAATGATAAAGTAGATGAAGGTACAGGACCGGGTGGTGAGATCGATCCTAAAGCCGAAAGCACTTACAAGGTTGAAGAAATTAAGAAAGAGCTTAATGAAGCTGTTAAAACGATAAAAGCACTTAAAACCGAACTTAATGAAATCAATCTTTTCAGTGCAAAACTTCTATATGTAAATAAAATATTCAAGGCAAAAAATCTTTCTGAATCACAAAAAACGAAAGTAATCAACGCATTTGACAGAACAACAACAATCAAAGAGGTTGAGAATACTTACAAAACTTTACTTGAGTCAATTAGTGTAGAAGCTAAAAAAACTTCACTTAAAGAATCCGTAGGTTTTGCATCAAAACCAATCGGTAGCGCTCCAGCTCGTCCGATTGTTGAAGCCGATGCTTTTGTATCAAGATGGCAACAGCTTGCTGGAATAAAAAAATAACAATCTCTAAACTAAACATTAAAAAAATGTCAAACCTAGTTAATTCCCTTTTAGAAAGCGCTAACCCATATACCGATCAAATGGGGGTTAGTCAGAAACTTGCTAAGAAGTGGGCTAAGTCCGGCCTACTCGAGGGTTTGAAAGATTACGACCGAACTAATATGGCCGTTATTCTTGAAAACCAAGCAAAACAACTCGTACTTGAATCTTCTACAACTGGTGGTGGCGTAACCAACGGTGCAACTTTTACTCCTGGTAATGGTGAGCAGTGGGCTGGTGTAGCTTTACCTCTCGTTCGTAAGATCTTCGGACAAATTGCATCTAAAGAGTTCGTTAGCGTACAGCCAATGAACCTTCCTGCTGGTCTAGTATTCTACTTAGATTTCCAGTATGGTAACAACATCCCTAAGCCTTTCGTAAAGGGACAATCTGTTTATGGTACTCTAAACCAAACAGCTACTAGCGGATTCGGTAACTTAGCCTCTGGTGGTCTTTATGGTCAAGGCCGTTACGGATATTCTATCAACCAGTTTTCTGCTTCTGCAGGTACAGTTGTAACAACTGCCGCAACTTTTGCTAACGTTAACTTCAACAATGACTACTCTCAGTCTGTTGTAGATAGCAAGATGATTCAGATCGCAGTTCCTACTGCTTCTTTAAGCACCCCTGACCTTAACGGTATCCGTGCTTTCGAATTGAGCGCTAGCTCTGCTATACTATCCCCTTCTACTTTGATTAATGATTTTACTACTTTATCCGGTGGCGATATCTTATTCTATGTAAGCGGATCAAATGCAGCAGCTATCGATGCTGTAACCGGTTCAATTATTGTATTCTACAATAAGCAAACCAATTTCCAAACTCGCGGTGATTTTGAAGATGCTCCTGGCGATACACCAACACCATTCTCTAATCCGAACGCTGCTTCTTCAACTCAGATCGTTATACCCGAGATTAACGTTCAGATGAAGTCAGAGACCATCTCAGCTAAGACACGTAAGTTGAAAGCACAATGGACTCCGGAATTCGCTCAAGATTTGAATGCTTATCATTCTCTTGATGCTGAAGCAGAGTTAACCGGTATGCTTTCAGAGTATATCTCTCTTGAGATCGATCTCGAGATCCTCGATATGTTAATCGAGAATGCTCAGACAGTTGCAAACTGGTCTGCACAGATTGGTAACCAAATTAACGCAGCTGGTACTGCTTACACTAGCAATACTGCTGGTGCTTACTATAACCAGATGTCTTGGTTCCAAACTTTAGGTATTAAGCTTCAAGCTGTATCTAATAAAATCCACCAACTGACTTTACGTGGCGGTGCTAACTTCCTAGTATGTTCACCAACTGTAGCTACAATCCTTGAATCTATTCCTGGATTTGCAGCTGATACTGATGGTGCTGCAGATACTATGAAATATGCATTCGGCGTTCAGAAAATTGGTCAGTTAAACAGTCGTTATAAGGTTTACAAGAACCCTTATATGACCGAGAACACTATTCTATTAGGGTTCCGTGGTAACCAATTCCTAGAGTGTGGTGCCGTTTACGCTCCATACGTACCGTTAATTATGACACCTCTAGTGTACGATCCAGATACCTTTACACCAAGAAAAGGTATTATGACTCGCTACGCTAAGAAGATGATTCGTCCTGAATACTACGGTAAGGTATACGTTGCTAACTTAAACGTAGCTCAAGCTAGCTAATTCAGACTAGCTTAAAAAATAAAGACCGGCCCTGTAAGGCCGGTTTTTTTTATACTTATATCTACTATTTATATTAAAATTATTAATGCCTACTCTGTTAGATTTAAGCAGAGATCCATACGGATTAAACGGTGGTACAATCGTCAGTGATCAATAAATACAAAAGCTGATGCATTTTGGTATCTACCAGTAACAAATACTACCGCAATAATATCATTCAGCAGTCTAACTGGAGGACCGATTAGCGCATCATTTACAGCCGGTAACGGTATTTTCGGCGCAATTACTGAAGTCTCACAGTCATCCGGTATCGCCGTTCTCTACTCAGGTTCTTATCAATACCCCCACCCCTAATATAAATCCTTGAAAATATATAATATAGAACCCTCTTTTGAGGGTTTTTTATTCTCTTTTGCTTACTATTTATATCAAACGGTCTATGCATGGTGACAACAACAGTTACAAGAAAGAAAAAACTTAAGAATCCAATTAAATTTCAGGTTACACTTAATGAAGAACAGAAAGTTGCGAAATCAGTTATTCTTGAAAACAAGATAACAGTACTAAAAGGTAGTGCAGGATCAGGAAAATCGATAGTAGCTGCTCAAGCTGCACTCGATCTACTCTTTACCGGACAGGTTGAAAAGGTAATACTAACTAGACCTGCCGTAACTGCTGGAGAAGAATTAGGTTTTATGCCCGGAGATAAAGACGCTAAGCTAGCTCCCTATACAGCAGCTATATACGATAATATGTATAGGCTCTATAATAAGGAAAAGATAGATAGAGAAATTATTGAAGGTAGAATAGAGGTTATTCCGGTAGCATTTATGAGAGGCAGGAATCTTACAAACTGCTGTGTAGTAGTAGACGAAGGCCAAAATATTACACACAGGCAGATGGAGCTAATTCTTGGTAGAATATGTGAAGGATCAAGAATGATTATATGTGGTGATACTGCACAGATTGATTTAAAAGATAAAAAATTATCAGGTTTTGGATTTATATGTAATAACTTGACCAACGTAATAGGTTTTTCAGTTGTAACTCTGAAAACTAATCATCGCGATCCAATCGTTGAAGATATTTTGAAAATTTATTTAGATCATAGAGATTAAAAAATGGCTAATCCAATAATTTATAACGGCGATCCAGGGCCAATTTCAGGCAGTACCCCATTTGGATTTTACGATAATGACGCAGATTATCAAACCGATGGACCAAAAGTAGCAAACTACTGTGCATGGAAACTAGGATATCCCGTACTCGACGTTGAACTACAGTCCGGATCGATTTACGCTTGTTTTGAAGAAGCCGTTTCAATCTACGCCGAAGAATTATATCAACTTAAGATAAAAGACAATTACCTAACGCTTGAAGGACAGCCGACTTCCTCTCTATTAAACAGTATTGTAGTCTCGCCTAACTTAACCAACCTGGTTAATATAGCCGAAACTTACGGTCAAGTAGCAGGAGTAGGTGGATTTATAAGTTGGAGAAGTGGTTCGTTGGAACTTATATCTGGAGAGCAAAACTATAACGTATACGACTGGGCAGTAGCATCACAGAGTATGAGTCCGGGAGATAGAATAGTAATTCAAAGAATAATGTATCAAGCACCGCCTGCGATTTACGGATACGGGTATGGTGCTTATTATCCTCAATTAGGTGGATCGGGTGCATGGCCTGGTAGTTGGGGCGGATACGGAGCTATGGGTGGAGGGAACAACGCTGCTACTTATTATCCTGTATTTTGGGATATTCAAAGAATTCAAGAATTAGAAATGTCAAATGACGTACGGCTTCCTGAATGGTCGTTTGAGCTTATTGGAACTAACTTAAGAATTACTCCAGTACCTCTAGGCAGTAATTATGGCGGATACCGTTCATGTATTTCAATTCAATATGCATTCCAATCAGACCTTATGTCTTTGACAGAAAATAGCCCATACGGCAGTAATAAAGGTCTAGTAGCAAATGCAGCATTAGCTCCATACGGTCTAATCACATACTCCTATATTAATCAACCGGGCAAACAATGGATCAAAGAATATACAGCTGCACTTACTTCTGAATTGCTTGGTTTGATACGCGGAAAATACCAAACTGTACTTATTCCAGGGGCAGAAGCTACACTCAATTTTGCTGATTTAATCTCACGTGGTAAAGAAATGCAAGTAGCTTTACGTGAAAAATTACGGCTTGACTTCGAAGACATGTCAAGACAGAAGCAGCTTGAAAGAAAACAGTCTGAAAACAATTCTCTTAACGATACTTTAAATAGTATACCGTTAATGGTATATATCGGATAACTATGGCACTATTCGGTTCAGTAAGAGATGCAACAATGCAACTTGGCGTAGCCGGCGAGTTTGTAAATAACGTAGTAACCCAGCAAATAGGCTACTATAAGATAGTAATACCCTCATCCCCTCCGAATATCTATGGCGAATCATCCGTTAAGCAATATATCGGCCCGGTACTTTTAAACTGTTTAATAGTCAGGGGCGACTTCTCAACAATTACCGATAATAATTTCGGACCTGATAGTAGAAGGGAAGTAGATTTTAGATTTTTAAAGCCAGATCTAGAATTAGCTAATATAGTGCCTGAGACCGGTGATATTATTATGTATAACGAATTATATTACGAAGTAGATAATACTAACGAAAATCAGCTTTTCCTTGGAAAAGATCCCAATTATTCTTACTCTGAAGGATTAAACAACTTTGGTACTAGTTTTTCTATCATTCTAACCACCCATATGACATCACCTGAAAGATTAGGTATAACACAACAGAGACTCTAATATGCCACAAATAGTACGTCCAGAGAATAGAAGGGAGTTTATGAATAAACTTATCATACCTGCTGATCCGCAGTATGGCAATCCAAATATAGTTTTTTCTGAACCTTTCAAACCAGGACAACCTGAATTTAATAGGGCATATGAAACTGCTTTTGAACCTACAGGAGACAAAAAATACTCAATAGGATTAAAAGATATTGATCAATCAATAATGTACCATTTTGCAAACGTTCTTAAGCTTACGGTATTTCAAAACAATTCTACGGTACTTGTTCCCGTTATATACGGTTCACCTGAAAAATGGAAATCAATACAAAAAGACGGATACTATCGTAATAATGTAGCAAAAATAATGTCCCCTCTTTTAGTTTTTAAAAGATCTTCAGTTGTACAGAATAGAACGCTCGGAAATAAAATAGACGGTAATGTTGCTAAAAATGTTCAACTATACGAAAAGGCTTTCTCAAAAAGAAACGTATATGATAACTTCAATGTTTTGCAAAATCAAAAGCCGCAGAAAGAATATACGGTTGTAGTTACGCCTGACTATGTTACTGTAAATTATACAGTAATAATGTGGACAAACTATGTTGAACAAATGAATAAGTTGATAGAAGCTGTAAATTTTGCTTCTAATTCATACTGGGGTGACCCCGATTCATTTCAGTTTCTTGCAAAAATTGAGACGTTTAATGACGCGCAAGTCTATGATCAAGGTGAAGATAGATTGGTAAGAACTGAATTTGATTTAACTGTCAACGGTTACCTTATTCCGGATTCGCTAAATGCCTATTTAGCACAGCTTTCAGGAAAAACTTATAATATATGTAAAATAGTATTTACAACCGAACAGGTGCAGTAAGGTAGGTTTCTTATTGTTACGGAACGAACTATTTATAATCAAATTTCATAGAGTGGCAGATACTATATCAACTTCCGGTATATCCCCCGGTCAATTAATTAAGTCCGAACAGGTTCTCAGAATTATTTACGCTCTAAATGGAGTAAGCGGTAGTACAATCCTTATTTCAGGTAGTCTTGGAGTAAGTGGATCTGCAAACTTTTTAAATACTGTTAATTTCTTTGCAGGATTAACCGGTTCATTATTTGGGACCTCTTCTTATGCTGCTACCGCATCGGTTATACAAGGAGCGGCTACAGGGTCTTTAATTACAACAGCTTCATTTTCTAATCCTTCTATTACATTTACTAAAGGAGACGGTTCAACTTTTTTAGTAAATTTAACAAGTCTTGTTCCTCTTACAGCATCACATGCTTTAACTGCTTCTTATTTTAGCGGTTCAATCTCAAATGCTATATCTGCTTCTTATGCTCTTACAGCATCGTATGTTGCTAACGTATCATCTTTCCCTTTTACTGGAAGCGCTATTATAAGTGGTAGCTTAAATGTAACAGGAAGTACAAATATAAGCGGCGCTTTATTTGTAAACGGTCTTTCCCTGAGTGCAGAGAATGGGGGACAATTAGCTATATGGAAATATACATCAAGTTTAAATACAGGAGTAGATCCTGGTAACGGATTTTTTAAACTAAATCAATACTGGTCATCATCTCCTACTGCTGCATCGTTCGACAATTTTGCGTATGATCCAAACGTAAGTTTTTCAGGTTATTTAGATAATCTAACAGTAGGTACAGTAATAAAACTTGTAAGCCTTGCAGAAGCAGGTACCTTTAAACTACTACAAATTACAAGCGTAGCACCCCCTGAATCTGGTTACGAAAGTTATGGAGTATCACAGTTAACTTCAGCAGGTAACGACCCCGCTGAAGGAGATCAATTTGCATTTATACCAGTAGGCGCATCTGGGGAGGGTTTTAATACAATCAACAACGCAGGACCTGGTAGATTAATTATTTCTGACGGTTCGACTAATGCTGCTACAGCGTCATCTGATTTAATTTACACAGGTAGTACTTTTTTCGTAACCGGGTCAGCTACTATTGTAGACATATATAGCAATTATTTTTATGTTAGAAATAAACAGACACAACAGCCTGTATTTACAGTAAGCGAAAGTGTTGTACAGTTCGCGACTCAATCAGCGATTCCTACCGGCACTGCACCTAATGGAGGAATATGGTTTACATCAACTAATCTTTATGTAGGTTTAGATTAAAATTAACTATTTATTAAAATAAAAAGACAGAAAAATGGCAAATTGGAAAAAAGTAATAGTATCGGGAAGTGTAGCTCAGTTAAGTAATTTAAGTATTAGTAGTAACTTAGCTGTAACCGGCTCGGTAAACGCTTTAGGACTTACTAATGCAAATAAGCCGAATATAGTTTCTTATGATACAACTACAGGTTTATTCACTTATCAAGGTACCGGTTCATTTACCGCAACTACTGCTTCTTATATTTTAAGTAGCGGGGTAGATGGCCCTCTAGGTATGAATAGCATACTTACTGCCTCTCATGCCGTAAGCGCTTCAATTGCAGGTAGAACAAAAGGTACTTTATCTCAAGTAGCTGGCGGGGGTCTTAATGCTTTTTCTTTCAACGGTAGTACTGACGTAACAGTAGAAGTCAGCGGTGCTGCTCAACTTTCTCAAAACGCTATTACAAAGTGGAATGACACAGATAATAAGTTTACCAATTCGAGTCTCTTTGATAACGGTACTTTAATAACCGGTAATACATCGATAGTACTTACAGGCGCAAATTCAAGCTTAACTGGTTCATTTAGCGGATCATTTAAAGGAGACGGTTCACAACTAACCGGCCTTGTAACTGAATTAGACTTCTCTGGTTCAACCGGAAGCGGTAATGTAGATCTTTTAACTCAGGTATTTACAATTACCGGTACAGCTAATGAAATAGAAACATCAGCTGCCTCCCAAACCCTAACAATCGGGTTACCTAATAACGTTACTATTGGTAACAATTTAGTAGTTAGTAATAATTTAACAGTATTCGGTACTGCTAGCTTCCAACAAACAACAAATCTTGAGGTTGCAGATAGATTTATTCTTCTTGCTTCTGGATCAAACGCAGCAGGTGATGGGGGTATCGTAGTACAGCAAGGAACACAGAATGTAGGCGAATTATTTGCATTCGATAGCGGAACTACAAGATGGGGATTAACTGGTTCATTTACCGCCAATCAAAGTACTTATACACCTGATGCATTTATGGCAGCAGCGGTTTTAGGTTCAAGCGGAGATCCAACAACAGCACCAGGTAGGTACATTGCAAAAGGTAATATATTTATAGGTAATGACGAAACAATTTGGATATATTCTTAATAGAGTTTTCAAAAGAGTAGTTATGGGTTTTAACGCAAATAACGTAGTAGTAAATAATAAACGTGTAGAGGAGCTCCATAAGGCTCCTTTACCTGTCTTAAGTCTTAATAAACCTGAGGTTGAGACTTTGTTAAATTTAATAAGAGAATCTCATTTCAAAGGAGAGCAGGTTCAAAAGATATTTGAATTAGTGCTAAAACTTCAAGACTATTACGTTAAGCTACCCTGATTCTGTGATATTTATATGAAGGAAAGTACTGTAGGCCGAAAGGAAGTAGGCATATACACGGCATAAGTGTATGTATCTAACCACAGTGTAAATTTGTATTACTATGCCGAATTGGAAAAAAGTCATCGTAAGTGGCTCAAATGCCTCTTTAAACTCATTAACAGTAGCTACAAATGTTGTAGCTGAATCATTCACTGGTTCTTTATTTGGAACTGCTGCTTCAGCTTCTGCCGCTTCAGTATTTAATATTTCATCTTCATTATATTCAGCTCAAGGAGCTTTAGCTGGTGTAGGTACAACAACAATTGTCAATATATCCACAGGTTCATTTAGAGCTGGTTTTTTTGATTATGTAGCTTCAAGCGGAAGTAATGCTCGAGCTGGTACAGTGATGTCTGTCTGGGATGGTAGTAATGTAAACTTTACTGATAATTCAACAACAGACATTGGAAGTACTACACTTGTTACAATGAGTGTAGCTTTAAGTGGTGCTAATGCTTTATTAAGAGCAACAATAAATGGAGATACTTGGAATATAAAAACAACTTATAGACTTATTTAAATAAAAATTAATGGCTTTGAATCTTTCAGATATTACCTTTACTTGGCAGTTTAATCCACTTTTTGTTAGCCCTACATCGACTGAACATAATGATGTTGTTACTAAAGTTTTTTACGAACTTAGAGCAACTATAGGGTCTGTTAGTGGATCAGTAGGTGGATTTCAAGAGATACTTCCGATATCACCTTCTGGAAGCTTTATTCCTTTTCAAGACTTAACATCACCTATAATACAGCAGTGGGTTGAATACATGCTAGGAGAAGAGGGTGTAAAAAACCTTAAGACTGACCTTAAAGAAAAGCTTGAAAATAAATTGAATCCTACTTTTGTTATAAAACAATCTCCTTGGATTCTATAGTGATTTATTTAGCTATAAACAAGATTTTAACTATTTATATAATATATTAGCATATATAAAACCCCTACCTTAGGGAAAGTGAACTAAGGGAGATAAACATGGCGAATGAATTTATTGTCCGTAACGGCCTAAAGGCCCTAAATAATTCACAAGTTACAGGATCTCTCTCTATTTCCGGATCACTTGCCGTTCCGGCTATACCTTTAGGTTCAACTGAAACTAATGTAGTAGTAACTGATACGGATGGAACTTTTAAATATAGAACTAATCTTAGTCTCCAAGGTACACAAGGAATTCAAGGTATTCAAGGCAATACCGGTACTCAAGGCATCCAAGGTACGCAAGGCATACAAGGTACTCAAGGAATTCAAGGTATTCAAGGTATTCAAGGTAATAACGGAACCCAAGGTATCCAAGGTACGCAAGGCATACAAGGTACTCAAGGAATTCAAGGTATTCAAGGTAATAACGGAATCCAAGGCATTCAAGGAATACAAGGAACCCAAGGAATACAAGGAACCCAAGGAATACAAGGTAATACAGGAATACAAGGTATACAAGGCATACAAGGAACTACCGGTCCTCAAGGAACTCAGGGCGTTCAGGGCTCAACCGGAACCCAGGGACTACAGGGCATACAAGGTATTCAAGGTACACAAGGAACACAGGGTATTCAAGGAATTCAAGGCTTAACCGGAACCCAAGGAATTCAAGGCGTACAGGGTATTACCGGTCCACAAGGCACGCAAGGTACTCAAGGAATTCAAGGGGTACAAGGCATAATTGGTGCTCAAGGTAGTCAAGGAACACAAGGTATTCAAGGAATACAAGGAATACAAGGAATACAAGGTACACAGGGTACTCAAGGAATACAAGGTACACAAGGCACACAAGGTATTCAAGGAGTGCAAGGAACTACCGGTACACAAGGTACACAAGGAATACAAGGTACACAAGGAATACAAGGCGTACAGGGTATAACCGGTATTCAAGGTATTCAAGGTATACAAGGTATACAAGGTTCTCAAGGCACTCAGGGGATTCAAGGCGTACAAGGTACTCAAGGAATACAAGGAACACAAGGAACACAGGGAACACAAGGTACCCAAGGCATTCAAGGAGTGCAAGGAACTACCGGTACTCAAGGTATTCAAGGTATTACAGGACCACAAGGTATACAAGGTATTCAAGGTATTCAAGGTACACAGGGTATTCAAGGCACGCAAGGTACGCAAGGCATTCAAGGTATACAGGGAATACAAGGTACGCAAGGGACTCAAGGGACTCAAGGAACGCAGGGTATCCAAGGCATACAAGGTACGCAAGGAATACAGGGTATACAGGGGGTACAAGGCATAACTGGAACCCAAGGTATCCAGGGTATTACTGGCCCTCAAGGTACGCAAGGAATCCAAGGTACGCAAGGAATTCAAGGAATTCAAGGGATTCAGGGTACCCAAGGTACACAGGGTATACAAGGCCCCCAGGGTACACAAGGAATACAAGGTATTCAGGGAATTCAAGGTACAACAGGACCGCAAGGTACTCAAGGTACTCAAGGAATTCAAGGGATACAAGGTAACACTGGTACGCAAGGAACCCAGGGAACTCAAGGAATCCAAGGTATACAAGGAATACAAGGTACGCAAGGTACACAGGGAACTCAAGGAACTCAAGGAATACAAGGCATTCAAGGTACACAAGGAATTCAAGGTATTCAAGGTACAACCGGTACACAAGGTATACAAGGCATACAAGGAACTACCGGTCCTCAAGGAACTCAAGGCATCCAAGGTACTCAAGGTACTCAAGGCATCCAAGGCATTCAGGGAATACAAGGTACACAAGGCACAACTGGCGCTCAAGGTATACAAGGTAATACTGGTACTCAAGGAACACAAGGAACACAGGGAACGCAAGGTACGCAAGGTACGCAAGGCATTCAAGGAGTACAAGGCTTAACTGGAACTCAAGGTATCCAAGGTATTACAGGACCGCAAGGTACACAGGGTGTACAAGGTACCCAAGGTATACAGGGTATTCAAGGCACGCAAGGTATACAGGGTATTCAAGGCATACAGGGAATACAAGGTACGCAAGGTACTCAAGGTACAATTGGTACACAAGGTATACAAGGCATACAAGGTACTCAAGGAACACAAGGAATCCAGGGTATACAAGGCACCCAAGGAACTCAAGGAATTCAAGGTATACAAGGTACAACAGGACCGCAAGGTACGCAAGGAACCCAAGGTACTCAAGGGATACAAGGTAATACCGGTACCCAAGGAACACAAGGAACACAAGGAACCCAAGGTATCCAAGGCAATACCGGTATCCAAGGTATCCAAGGTATTCAAGGTATACAAGGAACTACTGGACCTCAAGGAACACAAGGAACACAAGGTATCCAAGGTATTCAAGGTATACAAGGAACTACTGGACCTCAAGGAACACAGGGAACACAAGGAACAACTGGTACGCAGGGCATTCAAGGCGTAACTGGTCCTCAAGGTACTCAAGGCATACAAGGTATTCAAGGAACACAAGGTACTACTGGTGCACAAGGAATTCAAGGTATACAAGGTATAACTGGCCCTACTGGACCAACGGGACCTCAAGGTACGCAAGGTACGACTGGTGCTCAAGGTATTCAAGGTATAACTGGACCTACTGGACCGACAGGTCCGCAAGGTACGACTGGTGCTCAAGGCATACAAGGTATAACAGGTCCTACAGGACCGACAGGTCCGCAAGGAACTACTGGCGCAACAGGAGCTCAAGGTATTCAAGGTATAACAGGTCCTACAGGACCAACAGGTCCGCAAGGTACGACTGGTGCTCAAGGTATTCAAGGTATAACTGGACCTACTGGACCGACAGGTCCGCAAGGTACGACTGGTGCTCAAGGTATTCAAGGTATAACTGGACCTACTGGACCGACAGGTCCGCAAGGTACG